TTCCTGCTTCAAGCTCTGCGACACGTTCCGTTAGCTCCGAAATTTGCCAATCAGTGGAGGCTGTTTCGTCTGCGTTTGATTGCAAGAACCCGAAGCCGCCACCGAGGACCGCAGGAAGCCCGGCTATGTAAGCGATGTTGTCTTGCACGCTTTCGAGAAGCGCACGGAACCTCGATACTGTTTGCCCTGCTTTGTCTGCGACTGCTTGGGCACGGTCAGAAATGGAGGCCGTGGTTGTCTCAACTTCCTCGGCAAGCTGACGAAGCCTGCTAGCCAAGTCGTCTGAGTCCGTCACTATCTTTGCTTTCTACTCGGACACTGACGGCCACTGTTAACTCTAGGATATCATCGCACCATGAGAAGTCAATGCAGTTGGTGTAATGAAACGAAAGAACACGCCTCAGATTGTGCTAGTGGCTACGGATCGTTAGGTCGAGCGCACTCACTGCCCGTTGACCATTTCAATATTATGAAAGCAAAAAAGAAAGAACCCCTTAACCGAAGTTAAAGGGTTTTTCCGGGAAAGTTAGTTTGAGAACATCTGTTTGATATTCTGATCGGATGTTGCTCGTTCCCATGCAGAGTATGAGTTCATGTATTCTGTAGTTAAGTGCTCGGGCGCTAGAACAATCTCTGTCCAGTAAGGATGATCTGTTGGCCATCCTTGTGCTCGGCAGTCTGCTCGCAGTGCGGTGAAGACGAATTGGTCGTTGGCGATTGGGTCAGGGGTTGAGGTCATAACCCCATCTTACATTACTAGGGGACACCCTGTCAACTGATAGTGGGGAAAAGATTAAAAAAGAAAGAACCCCCAACCCGAAGGTTGAAGGGTTCGATCAGGGCGGTCGGTGTTTATCAGGTGCGGGTAACCACTCCGGTGATTACGTTTACAACTTTTTCGCCAGGTCCGAAAGCCGCTCGCATTTCCAACATCTCTTCGTTGATTTCTTCAGGTGTGCGGTTGGCTTGAGCTTGAAAGTATCGTTCCATCGCTCTGTTGCTGTAGGCTTCGTGGGCTTCGTTAGTTGCTTCAGCTTGTTCCTTGGTGATGAGTCCTTCCATAAGCAGAACCGCTACCCCAGAATCCATCATTGGGCGGTGTCCGCTTTTCAGGTGCCGCCCGCAGACATTTCCTTCAAAATGAACTAGGCCTTCGTTCCAGTTTCGTATGTAGAGTTCAACATCTTGTGCGCTCATGCCTTCAGGAAGTTCTTCTCCAGTCAGTGGATGAATTTTGAAATGTGTGATTGTCATTTGATCGGTTGCTGTAGTTGAGGTCATGAATGTAGCTTACCTCACTAGGGGGCACCCTGTCAACTAACAGTGAGAAAAAGATTAAAATATTTATTCATCTAACCTACTTCGAATTTCTTTAAGCAAATCTTCCACTGTCCGAGACAACGCCTCACAGTACGCAAGCGGCGTCCCCTTTAGATCGCTGTAAGCAGAAATCGCTGCCGCAGAATCAGCCTGATTAGCGATTGTCTTTAATGTTTCAGTCAAAGCCATAATGAACTCCCAAGGCTGCAACGTGAGGTAAACTCGAACGGAGCCAATAGATATTTATTTAGAGTCTAACTTTGGGGCAAAGGAATTTCAACTAGCTAGGGAAAGAGGCGATGTCCCCCAGCTTTGCTTTCCTTGACTTCCCAACAATACCTTTACCTCGGTTTAGAATGACAGTGATGTTGTCAGGGTAACGCACAGCATCATAACCAAGTCCCATCAAAACGTCGTGAGCATCATTTGACCCCACTAAATTATGTAGTTCATCCCCGAATGGGCGATTCTTAAACCGGAACTTTTCTGGCATGTCATACACACGGGCATTCGGTTTCATTGTCATCTCAATAATTTCATGGGCAGCTTTAGACCCTTGTCTCCCTGAAAGGTATGCGGTCGCTTGTTCGGCAGTGCCCTCTATAACGTAAGTTCCTCGCCCATACATCCCCTCGCCAGTGAACAGCTTCCCCGTGCGATAAGATTCTGCGATCTCATCAGGCGATATTTCTTCCAAGAAGCCTGTACTCGGATTGCGTCTTTGACCCGAAGTTACCAGACGCCTCATTTCCCCTGTTGAGCCTTGCCCGGCGAACTCTCCAAGCTCGTCGAAATCAACGACTTTTGGTTTGGCATCAAACTTGTTAGCCCGAACTAAAGCTTCCGTAGCGGCTTCGGTCCCATCTTCCAGCGCTTCTTTATATGCTTTACCGGCTATCTCGGTGGATCTTATATTGTTTATAGACGGGAGTCCGCCATCTACTGGGGAAACCACCCCAGAACCTGGGACGATAGACCTAATCCGTTGCCCTGGTATCTCTGGCCTAACAAATCTCAAAGGACTGTCTACTCGCCCAGTACCTACACTTCTCGGTGACCCATATGCGAGCGGGTCAGGCAACATGCGAACCGTGCAACGGCAATTAGGGTGAGCGGGCGGAGCTTGAAAACCCTGACCGAACGTTCCCCGCAAACCTGTCGTGACTCCATTCAGCGGAACACATATTGGGCAGACATCAAAGCTAGAAGTGACCCACTGTTTCTTAGCTACTACCGGATTGACTAAACCTTGGTCTGCTGCTTGCATCATTCCATCTAAACGGCCTTGATTCGATGCACGCATTATTTCTGTCCGGGATATCATCCGTGCTCTTGAACGGCGTAAACGGTTCCCGTATGCGTTAGTTTTACGTTTCAACTGTTCCGGCGTCATCCCCGGGTTAGACCGCATGGTACGTGTAGCCGAATTGTAAACCGCATTCGCATAACGCTGATTCAACCCTCTTGTAGCTTCACCAAAAATATTTGCCATACCGGACACGCCTGGAGCTAATCCCATCGCAGGCATCTTGTTTAGTAAAGTTACTAGCTGACTCGACACCTGCCTTCTCGTCAGGCCTTCCGTGAAAGCTCTCGTCATCAAATTTCGTACTAACAATATTTGCGACGAGACCATATCGGTAACCATGTTCGCCGCCGACAGGCGAGCGTAATTTGTTGCGTTAGGCGAAGCTTGATTGAAGTTCAATGACAGCGCATACTCGGAAGGCGTAACGGCTTTCTCCAACGTTTTCCATTGTCTCGCTACGTCATCACGTATCTGATTAAATGTCATGCGACCTGACTGCTTAATCTGATGTAACGTAACTGCTTCAAAAAACTTTTCGTAATGAGTAATCTCTGCTCGGACATCTTGGCTAATCCCTTGCTGCGTCACTGACGTAAACTGCCGAAAGATAACGTCAGCCGGGATTGCTTCCCAAGCGGCAAAGCACCCGTCGTAATAATCTTTTTCATTAGCTAAAAGACGGTTTTTCCCTGCTGGCCTTTGGCTAGGGTCTCCAATTTTTCTCTTAGCCGATATAGGGAAGCGTTCAGCCTTCTTCAAGCCTTGGGTTACTTGGATAGCTGTTCGGCTCATCTTTAGACTTCTTCAGCCATACGTTTCGGTAGTCCTGCGGTTTCCATTAAGAAGTTCTCTAGGTTCTCGTCAGGGAACAGCGGAGCGCCTGCCCCAGCAAGTTGATTAATGAACGTTCCAAGAGCATTCAGATCAACATTATCTGGAGCTTGGAAGTTGATTGATGGTGTTTTTGACACATCGAACCCATTGATTCTCATAAGCCTAGGTAAAGCATGACTATTGAAGACCTCAGCGATACCAGAAAGCCACGCTTCCAACGAATCCAGGAATAGTTGAATCTTTGAAACCGATAGGGCTTGTGTTCCCGTTGCTGTGTGTCCAAGTAGCACGAAATCAGCTAGTAGAGACATCGCAATTCTTTGATCGTATCTTTGGATGATTGCGTTCGTGTCGAACTGGCGACGCCCACCGGTGGAAAGTAGCTTCAGGTCGTAGGCGAGATTTCCGGTATCTGGATCGTAAGCGAGTGGGAAAACAATGCCTTCTTGCTCATCTCTTTTGATATTCCTTACTAACTGTTTGATTGCATCAAGCGCAGCGGTTTCGGCTGCTGTTGCGTTATCGCTTAACAGTTGAGGCGGAACCATAGCAACCGGCATGCCAGCCAAGTCTCGTTCGATACCGATGGCTTCAATTTCTTGGATTTTGGTTTTGTAATACCACGGAATGAAAGCGTTTCTAAGAACTGACCGTCCACGAGGGTTATTGTATTTTGTGGATGTTCTAAATAAAAGCATTTTATGGATCGGAATGAAGACGTTATCCCGTCCCCATGTTTCACCGAGTTCTTGCTGCTGGATGAATCCGTTAATGCCACCGTTTTTATCGATGTCCCAATCGTAAACGGTTGACTGTCCACGGATAGGCAGCTTCTTCCATCCAATAAGGTTGTCGTCATATTTAGAGGGTGAGTCAGCTTCGTACCCTTCACGTCGTTTGTACACAATTTCGTGGATAGAGAAGCCGTAAGTCAAGAACGATAGAATCGAGGACAACGTATCATCCCAGGAAACCGACATATCACTCATGCAGCTAGAAACAAACTCGGCGTACTTAAGTGCTTCTTCATCTTCTACATCTGAAGCATCAACTGACCAATCAACTTTTCGCATCAGCATTTCTATTGCGTGCATAATTGCACCGACTACAGGATCGTTGTCTGCCATCTCTCTATAGTTGGCGATTCCCCGCCTGCCTTGTAGCTGCTGTATGAAATCTTCTTGGACCTGCCCACCATATTGGATTAGCCCAGCGGAGCCGAGTTCCATGAAGTCAGTTGACGTAGGTTTAGCTTTACCGATGTTTCGGGTGTAGCCCTCTTCAGCCATGCGCTTCTCCGTTACGGTTATGTTACGACCTTAGCCGTTCAACGTCTTAAGGCTATGCGGCGTCACATAAATGTAACAAATGTTCATCGCACTTTCCATTGGGACGGGGCAGTCATCGAGAACGGCGCAACCGTTGGGGCTACACGAGAACCACTGACCATCAACTCAGAACAGGCCCAAACCAAAGCATCTAACCGGTCAGGAGACGCCGAAATATCAGGCACCCAGGAACACAACTGATCTTCCAACAAAGAATAGAACCCAAGGTGGTGTATTTTCCCTTGCTCATACAAAGCCACAACAGGCTCAGCGCGAGTCCTTTTGCCCCTCGAAGCGTGAACCATTTTCACTGGGACTGTTTCATCAACTGTGCGTAACGTGTGGAGAACCATGTCTCCGCCTTGGTTTGATTCGGCTACTATCTGATCTGCTTTATGTCGATGGTATGCGGCGATCGCTGCCCGGCCCCAATCATTCGGGCTACCTCTGAGGGTCGAATCGTCGAGAACGTACCCATGCCCATCAGTGCCGAGGCCAACCGTGACGATACCTGTTTCCGAGCTTTCAGCTTTACCGCCCGCAGCCGGGTCAATGGCAACCACTACCCTCACAAATTCTGGAGGAGTGCTGACACGGTTGTTTTCCAACATGTCTCGATCCCATAAAGCGCCCTCAATATCGTCAAGGACTTCAGCGTAAAGCTCCTGTAACCCTAAGCGTGTCCCTTCGTACCGGGCCAAGATTTCAGACAGAAATGATGGAGCTAAGTTGTCTTTATTGTCGAACGTAGACCCCCTAGTAATGTGGATACTGTCATCTTTAAGGGCTAGGAGCCGCCGGATTAAAGGTATTGGTTTTGGCGTGGTAGTTGCGACTACCCGTGGGTATGCTCCAATACGTAGCCCAAACATCAGCATGTCCCACGCTTCAGGGTACCGCCATGCTGCAAGCTCATCCGCCCAAGCTAGATCATGGTTAGGGCCACGAAGTCGATCTGGTTCATCTGCTGTAAATGCTGAAGCGATCGCCCCATTATGAAAGGTGACACGCCTTTTAGATGGTTCATATCTCGGTCTTTGGTGCGCTGGGTAGATACCCAGGAGGCCCGATTCGCCTTCTATCATCGTATCCCTGACATCAGCGGCAGTCGGCCCGACCAAAGCCAAATGATGGGTGTTCCCGGCGTCAACCTGTTCCCTTATGAACTCCGCTCCAGTACGAGTTTTCCCCCAGCCACGACCAGCCAAAATAAGCCAAACACGCCAAGCGCCTTCCGGTGTCCCTTGGCTAGGCCGTCGGTGAACCCCCCAACCTGTTAAATATGCCTCAACTTCTTCATCAGGCATAATCGAAAGCATTTTTTCCTTATACCTTGCCCCGTCTTCTTCGTCACGAATACGCTGCTGGAATACGTTCCACTTAGACGCTTGCACATCTGTCACGTTTCCCCCTCAGTGTTAGCCTTCACGACAGGGTATAAGCCCGTATCAGGCGTTTTTGCTGCTTCCAGTGCAGCTTGTGCGTCTTCTTCATCCAAAAGCCTCTGAGCCTCATCTAGGCGGTCTTGGAACATTTTGCCCACATCAGTTATTACAGGGCCGCCCCCTTGCCCCGATATTTCCATCTGCTTAGGTGCATCCAAACCAAGCAAGCCCCTCCTGTTACGGGAAACATTCACGGCACCAGCAATAGCATTCTCAACATCAGGAGAATAATTCATTTGCCGCTGCACATTCCCATCACTCCCCACGACTTGTTCCGTGTTCTCGCGCTCCGCAGCTAAAAGCTGTTGCAAAGACGACTGCCACAAACGCTCCAACCGTTCATTCTCTATCAAGCGGGCTTCTTGTGTAGCTTCTTGCCCCCACCATTTCAAAGCCGCCCTATACGCTTCAAATGCCCCTTGGCGTGAGGCATACCCGACTCGTTCTGCAATCACATCGAACGTAAGGCCATCACGCTTGAGCCTGATGACTTCACGGTATTTCGCTGCTGTTTCTGGTGTCAGGTTTTTCGGTCTTGGTCCCATATTTGTCCAGAGCTTAGTGTCCAGAGCTACTTTCTTGTAGTAATCGGTGTTGCGTAATCAATTATTTCCGCTAGTTGTTCTGCGATTATCTCTTCCGTTTGGGCACCATCTACGGTTTCATGGCGTAACCCAGACAGTTTGAGTTGTCTAAGGTTGTGGGTCTTTGTGGCCCTACCGTTCCACCACGATTCTTGTTGTGGTGATATGCCAAGTTCATCGGCTCGATCCAGCATCCGTTGGTATGCAGTGATTGCCGGTAGATCGATTGTTACAAGAACTGTTTGCCCAACTTCAGCAGCGGCGATTAGAAACTTCTTGTTTGCGAGTCGATCACCTTCCCCTAATACGAGGCGAGCTTTAGTGGATTGTACGAACTTAATTGCTTTTGGGTTCACACCTAAAGACAATGTGTCCGTGCCAGGGAACTTAGAACGCTGTTTGCCGAGCAGGGCAACTTGCGGTTTTTCGTACCATGAGTATGC